TGGTTCTCTTGTCACCAGTTCCTTGGTTAGGGAGACGACCGAAACGGTATCTCAGAACTATGGGTATAAATTTGGACAGGAAGAAGAGACATATAATATTGTCGCTGCTCACGGATACTTTGGTCGGTTGATCTTTCAATATGCTTCTTTCAATAATTCTCGCAGCCTTCACTTCTTTCTTGCTGCTTGGCCCGTTGTTGGGATTTGGTTCACCGCTCTGGGTGTTTCCACAATGGCATTCAACCTTAACGGTTTCAACTTCAATCAGTCAATCGTTCATGGTGGACATGTCGTTAATACCTGGGCTGACATCCTTAACCGGGCTGGCTTAGGAATGGAAGTTATGCATGAGCGTAACGCACACAACTTCCCACTTGATCTAGCAGCAGCATCTACCACTGAGGTAGCACTGACTGCTCCTACTCTTGGATAATTAATTATGGGTGCTCCTTACTTAGCTCGAATTATGCAGCTACAAGCAAAGTCCAAACAAGCTGCTATGAAAGGTGACTTTGATGCTTCAAAGAAACTTGCAGCGGAAGCACGTGCTCTTCAACAAAAGAATAAAAAATAATTAAAACGTCCGTTCATCCCGCAAGGGACGCATGACATGAGGTGACATGGAACGGGGTCCCTCAGTTCTCTTATGGAGGATATTATGCCAAACGTTGAATTACGTCAGCGTGTGCGTGAGCAAGCCCAAGCTGCAAAAGAGCAGAAGCTTGTTTATCGCGGTGTGGCTTACCTTAAAAGCCGCTAAGTAGTTCTGTAATTGGGAGGTGCAAATCCTCCCTTAGCAATTGGTTGGAGCCGGTACGCCGATACCTCTGACCGTCATGACGGTGGGATAGACCACAACATTTTGCAACAAAAATTTTCAAACGTTTGATAGAAGTCTACATTAATCTTATTCCTTAAAAATGGCACAACAATCTACTGCTGCGCCGACTAGCCTTACACGTGCTGGTCAACGCAACGCCGCGGGTGACGCCCGCGCTCTTTACCTGAAGCTTTTTTCAGGTGAAATGTTCAAAGGTTTCGAGTACAATGCAATCGCTCGTGACCTGGTGATGAAGCGCACTTTGACCGGAGGCCGGTCTATGCAGTTCATCTACACAGGACGTACGACCGCTGAGTATCATACTCCTGGAAACGCAATCCTCGGCAACTCCGATGGTGCGCCTCCAGTGGCCGAGAAGACCATCACTGTTGACGACCTGCTGATCTCCAGTGCTTTCGTTTACGACCTTGATGAGACCCTTTCTCATTACGACCTGCGTTCCGAAATCTCTAAGAAGATCGGCTACGCTCTTGCACAAAAGTATGATCGTCTGATCTTCCGTGCCATCGCTCGCGGTGCACGTGCTAAGTCACCTGTGCAGAAGACTTCCTTCATCGAGCCAGGTGGTACTCAGATCCGTGTTGGTTCTACAACCAACGCTTCTGATGCTTACAACTCCGCTAACTTGATTTCTGCGTTCTATGACGCAGCAGCAGCACTCGACGAAAAGGGTGTTAGTAGCGACGGACGTGTGGGTGTTCTCAACCCTCGCCAGTACTATGAGCTGATCCAAGCTATCGGTTCTAACGGTCTGGTGAACCGTGATTCCCAAGGCTCTGCTTTGCAGGGTGGTAACGGCATCATTGAGATCGCCGGCATCAAGATCTACAAAAGCATGAACATTCCTTTCTTCGGTAACTATGGTACCAAGTATGGTACTGGTTCCGCAACGAACCCTGGTGTAGCCGATCCTGGTAACTCCGGTGACTTCGTTGGTGAAGCAATGGAAGACGCTGAGAACTCCGACACCGGTATCAACAACGAGTACGGTGAAGGCGGAGCTGGCGCAACTGGTGACTTCAAGAACTCCTGCGGACTTATCTTCCAGAAGGAAGCCGCTGGTTGTGTTGAAGCAATCGGTCCTCAAGTACAAGTAACTTCAGGCGACGTGTCTGTGGTTTATCAGGGTGACGTTATCCTTGGCCGTATGGCTATGGGTGCTGACTACCTGAACCCTGCTGCAGCCGTTGAGCTGTTTGCAGGCGTTGCAACTGCACCTGCTCAGTTTGGTACAGTTCAAACCTCCAGCAACAACGCTGGTTACGGCGGCTGATACTTATCAGTTCTTTTATACAGGGATCCTTCGGGGTCCCTTTTTTTTAATTATTACTACTATGCCTGTCACCTATGCTGCGTCCACCGAACTGGATGCTGTCAATCAAATCCTAAGCTCCGTGGGACAGGCTCCTGTCACCACGCTTGACCTTCAGAACCCTGAGGTTGCTATCGTGCTCACCACCCTGCGAGAAGTAAACAAGCAGGTCCAAAGTGAAGGTTGGATGTTCAACCAGGAGCGCAACTACACGCTCAAGCCCGACTCTACAACTGAAGAAATTTTGTATCCCACCAATGCATTACAGGTCGATACAAACGAAGATCAACATCGTGATGACTATGATGTAGTACGACGTGGAAAAAAACTCTACGACCGACTCAACCACACATATAAATTCAAACAAGACATCAAAGCTGATATTACTTGGCTGTTCGAGTTTGATGATATACCTCCCGTAATTCAAGACTACGTCACAGCACGAGCTGCACGTATGTCTGCACTTAAAACTGTTGGTGAAGCACAGCTTACCCAACTACTGCAACAACAAGAACTTACGACCCGTGCCTTCGCAATCGAATATGATTGCAACCAAGGTGAATACAGCATCTTTGGTTGGCGTGATGGTGAGAATACTTACAATAACTATCAACCATATAACGCACTTGCACGATGAGTACCATTTCCCAAAGGATTCCTAACTTGCTTCTGGGTGTATCCCAGCAACCCGACAAACTTAAGTTTCCGGGTCAAGTTAGAGAAGCTTCTAACGTCTTTCCTGATTATGCACTCGGACTGCTTAAGCGTCCTGGTGGTAAATTTGAAGCAGAACTTTATGATGCCACAGCCCGAGGACGTTGGTTTCCAATCCTTCGGGACGAAAATGAAAAGTATGTCTGCCAGTATGATGATACCGATGGACAGTTTCGTATTTGGAGTTTGATCGATGGTAACCCTCGTGCTGTGGACATGGGTACCACTGCTTCTACTGGACAGCCTGGTTCCTGTAACGTTACTAATCTTAAGAGTGATCTAGATACATACAACACAGCTCAGTCTACTACAGACACAGAGCTATCTGATCTACACACAGCACAGGCTACTTTTCAAAAAGCCAACGATGGTCAACTTGCAACAGAAGATAGTTTGTTTGAAATAGATGATATATATAAAAATGGTTACTACGAACAGACTTTAAAATCTGGTGTACTAGAACGTATTGACAACGGTCAGCGTATTGTCAAGGATAACGGTACAAACGTCGGTTCTATTGCTAAAGGCGTTGCACTACCTACAGGCTACGCCTTAGGAAACGAGCGTACAGATGACTATCCGTGGTTAAAGCAAAAAGGTTATTACGTATATGAAGTAAAGAAAACGATTGCTGCTACCCATACGTCTGGTCAACTGACCACGGCTACAACCAACATGGGCACAGCGCAGACTGCTTACAATACTGCGGTAACTGATGAGGGTACTAAGAAAGGTCTTTACGATAGTGAGGTAACTGCTTGCGCCATTGGTGCGTCGAACATACCTGCTAGTGCTTATCTAAAAGATGCTGCTCCTGAGGACATCGAACTCCTTACGATCAATGATTTTACGTTTGTCTTGAATAAAAACAAGACGACGGCTATGAAGACTACTACATCTCCGGTTCAACTTAATGAAGCGTTTGTAGTTATCCGTACTGTTGCGTATAATGCTGATTACAAAGTTACCATCAACAGTACAACGAAAACCCATACCACACCTCAGACAGTAACTGGAGTTACAACTGATGCAGGATCTATTGCAGCGGCACTAGCTACTGAGCTAAGTACCATCAGTGGTATCACTGCAACTCAGGTTGGTCCTGGTATCCATGTTGTAGGTACTAGTGCCTTTACAATCTCTACTTCTGGCTCGTCTTCTGAAGAAGGTCTTTTTGCTTTCCAAGATCAGATTAACTTGACTTCACGTTTACCTAATCAATGTGATAACAATTACATTGTTAGAGTTACTAACAGTGACGACGTAAGTGCCGATGATATTTACTTAAAATTTAAAACTAGTAATAATGCTGCAACCGGTCCTGGTGTATGGGAAGAGACTATTGCTCCTGGTCTTAAGTTTGATATCGATGAAACAACAATGCCTCACCAGCTTGTGCGTCAAGCTAACGGTGTGTTTAAATATGAAACTGTTGCCTGGGATGATCGCTTGGTAGGCGATGACACCACTAACCCTATTCCTAGTTTTATTGGTCAGAAAATTAAAAACATGTTTTTCTACCGCAACCGTCTAGGGTTACTTGCTAACGAAAGTGTAATCATGAGCCGTGCTGGTGATTACTTTAACTTCTTTGCTAACAGCTCACAGGTTGTAGCTGCTGATGATCCTATTGACCTTCAAGCTACCTCTGTACGTCCGGTTACATTGAACTACACGTTGCCTACTAGCGTGGGTTTGATACTATTTGGTCCTAATGAACAGTTTGTTTTAAGTACAGATGCTGATGTTTTAAGCCCGACTACGACTAAAATTAATACCATCAGTACTTTTGAATGTGACCCTTCTGTTGACGCTGTTGCTGTAGGTACTGTGCAAGCATTCATTAGTAAATCTAATCTATACAGTAAGTTGTTTTTGATGCTTAACATTCAAAAAGAAGCTGCTGCTACGGTTGACGAAGCTACACGAAATGTACCTGAATATGTGCCAAATGGTATTGACACATTGGTTGCGTCTCCAGCCATGTCTATTATTTCTTTAGGAAAAACTGGCAGTGACACAGTATATCAACACAGGTTTTTTCTTCAAGGTGATAACCGAGTCCAGACGTGGTACAAGTGGAAGCTTACTGGAGATCTGCGGTTGCAGTTCTTTGATAAGACCACGTTCTTTGCTGTAACTAGTTCTGGTAGTAACGTATATCTAACATCGTATGACCTAACACAATCTAGTGAATCAGGTTACCTGACGTTGCCTACGGGTGAGAAGACGGATGTATGTCTTGATATGTTTAACATTAATCCTAGTAGGGCTTATTCAGCAACTACTAAAAAAACTACAGTAACTTTACCTTTCGATCACATTACTGGTAAAAAACTAGCAGTCTTAGCTATTGGTACATACATTGGTGATATCATTTCAGCTACTGATGAGTCTGAAGGTTCTGTAACTTACTTTGAAGATGCTGCTATTACTAACAATACAGTACTGCTAAACGGTGATTATAGGGGACGAGATCTTATCATCGGTTATGTTTATGACATGTCCGTTGAGCTACCTACTCTATATGCTGTACAGACTGAAGGACAACGTTCTGTTTCCGACTCTACTGCTGATCTAGTTTTACATCGTATTAAAGTATCTACTGGGCTTAGTGGTCCTGTTACTTATAAAATTAACATTACTGGTAAGGATGATTGGAGTAATGTAGTCAACGTTACTTTGCCTAACACTTATGTGTTAAACAATGTTAACCTGTCTGCGTCTGCTATCCATGACGTGCCTATTTACCAACGCAATGAAAACCTAACAATTAAAATTGTTGGAGACACTCCTTTCCCAGTTAGCCTGCTAAACGTAGTATGGGAAGGTAACTACAACCGTCGATTCTACCGCCGCTCATGACTTACAGACCACACCGCCGTACACTGACATCTACCATCAGGGTAGGTAACCATCTATGTAAAGTGTTTATCAAACCATGGAATCAGTTATCTGATGGTGCGATGGTGTGGAAAGTAGGCTTTGGTGTAGGTAAATCTAGACGACAGATAAACGACTGGTATCACGTAAAACAAAATCGACGCCGAAGATCACTACACAAACACATGACCGGTACTGAGGGCTTTAAAACAATCCCACGTGGGTTTAATGAAGTTCTTAGATTACGTTGGTTGATACCAGCAGGAGATACGATCTTTATAGATTGTACAAGTGCTAACCCTGAAAAACAATGGAAAACGTTTTCACGTTGGCGACGATGGCATCCTGACTGGTTTGTCAACGAACATTTAAAGGAATTTTATTGGACTAAACCCTAATGATTGGAGCTGCTCTCGGTATTGCTTCTGGCGTTGCATCAATGTTTGGTGGTGGTGGACAAGCCGCCGCAACAGCATACCAAAATACTTTGTCTCAAGAAAAGACAAAGATTATGAACGCTTACCGTAAACGTGCATACGAACGTACGGTAAAGCGAGTTAAAGAACAATTTAATGAAAACTACGCTGCTGCTAATGCTTCGTTCCAGACCGAACAAGCAAAGTTTGCAGAACAGATGATGTCATTTGCCTTCCAAAAAGAAGGTTTAATGCAACAACTACAACAAGCTGAAGGTTATGCTGCTGCAACTGAATCCTACGGGAAAAGCGCAGACAGAGCTAAAGCTATCCAAACTATTGGCGACTACGGTCGTAGCGAGGTTAAATATGCTGAAAGCGTTTCTAGCGCACAACGTCAGTATGGACGCAATGTTTCTGGTATTTCAGGTGCATTGAATCAAGCAAATGTATCTACTACTGCACCTATTCTTGATGGCGCTCCGATGCCTGAGATGGCTGCAAAGCAGTACCAGGCTCCTGGTGGTTTCTTCAATACTGCTATGAAGATCATGGGTGGTGTCCAGACTGGTTTGAGTATGTACAAACAAGCAGACATGGCGTTTAACTCTGAATCTAAATTTTTACCAAAAAGAGACTAATCCTACGGGATAAACTATGAAACTACCAGAAATTTCACAGGTTCAGTTTCAGGCATCTGCTCAATCGAAAGCGTTTGATCCACTCAAGCTTCCTGATCCTAACCCACAACTTGCTCAAAACCTATCTATTATCCAGCAGAGTTTTAAAAACCTGTCAGATAGCTACCAACCAGATCCAACGTTCTTACAGCAATTTGCTGAGTTGGTACCGAAAGCTGTTGGTACTGCTATTGAATTGCAGAAAACAGATGTTGCTATCCAGATGGCACGTTCTAAAGATCAGTATTTTCAAATGCTAAATTCTGGGGATATTCCTACGAATGGAGAACCCTTAGCTATTGAGCAGATTGAAAAAAATACAAAAGGTGTTGTACATACAGTAGCAGCAGAAGCAGCAGAAAAAACAAATAATTATGATGTAGTACGTGGTATCTTAGGTTTTTCTAATCACGGAGAAGTTGACCTTCGTAAACGTCTTGCTGGTCACATGTTTACGAACGTGTATCCGGATTGGATGAACACACAGCTTGAGGTAAACGAGTCCACAGTTATGGTGGAAAACGAATCAGGTGAGCTGGAAGAAGTACAGATTAACAAAAAAAACTTACCTGACTATCAGCATAAACAAATCATGTCTCACCTACGCACTGCGTTTTTAGGACACGAACATCTTGCTGATACTAACCCTGACTTAATTCAAAAAGAGATGGCAGCGGGTTTTAAAACTGATGCTACTATTTCTCAAACATACTCACGTAACACTAGGGCTAACGATGGAACCGTCAGGTTTAACGCTGGTTACACTAATATGTTTAAAGAATTTACCGAGGGTAACCTAGTTTCTCTTGGTGAGTTTCAAGTTGAAGCTGCTAGCATGTATGATAAAAAAGGTATAAACCTTATTAACACTCCTGCTGAGTTTTACAAAAGGTTGCTTACTGATATTAGTACTGCTGCAGAAAACGGAGCTGAGTTTCCGATTGGTGACTTTATTATGAAGGCTCAGTTTGAAGAAAATGGTCCAACCTTTATGGAGCGTGCTCCTCGTCAAGCCAGGTTGTTGATGCGTACTTATCGTGACAAACGTCGTACATATCTAAGTAACAAACTAAAGGCAGATACACAAGATCTTAAGTTTGCTATTGCTGAGTACGGTGCACCTAACGCAGAAGATCCAAAGTCTGTCTCTGACTACGTTGCATTCAAAACCACTGTCAGGCAGCGAGCCGCAGAACTAGGCATTGATGCCAATGATATGTTAAAGGTTATTGACCAGCAGATCCGTGTAGGGTCTATGGGTGCTGATGAATTGAACATACTACGTGAAAATGCAGAGATTGCCTTGGCTACTGGTAACGCTAGTCAAACCGCAGACTACTACACTCACCCTGTTGTAGGACTTGAGTTTCGTGAAAAGGTAGATAAGGCGGTAGAACGTATAGAAACTCCTGAGTACAAGATTAACTCAAAAGAAATTTCTACCACCATCGGTGGAGCTACAAAAGGTACAATGGTCGATCCTTTAGGCAATCTAAAAGGTCAGGCTGTACAAGTCAACGCACACTATCAACGCATCTTTGATGACAAGTATGCTGAGTTGACAGATAAAAATACTCAGTTAGATCCTAAAAACCGTTTGACTCCTAAAGCTATTGCTGATCAATCACGAGATGCATCTTTGTCACAGTGGCAAACGGATAGCAAAGACGAAGGGCATAAGTACTACGTTAACCCTAAAAACGGTAATTTTGATAACTTTCCTGTGCCTGCTGTAGACCAAGCTGAAGTTACACAAAACAGTAACGTACGTGCCATTACGTCTGAAGCTAGAACTCAGAAAGGTGTGTTAAGTCAAATTGCAGCACAACCGCAGCTTTCGTTGTCGCGTGAAGCTGCATCAGATGCTATCACTAACTTTAACACAACTGGTATTATTGATCCTACTCTTGTTACTTTACAAAATAAAATTAACGAAACTGTAGGTAAACGTGTAATTCAAAACCCTATGCAAATTGCTATCGCAGCGGCTCAAGGTTACGGTGATTTAAAACCTAATGAAACAGTACAGGCTCCTGCGTTCTTGCAACGTGCTGGTACTACTTCACAGAAACGTCAGATGATGGCGGACCTAGTAGGTCTTAAAGGTAACCTTTATACCCAACCTGCTAAGTATGGTCCTGTAGCTCAGATGAAAACTCGGCCTGGTATGCCTAACGTGGCACCTGTATTCCAAGGTGAAACACCTAAAGGATTGACTGGGTTGTCTGCTAACGATTATCGTGAGCTTGGTTTTATTGTATCTGCTGAGGCTGGTCCTGGTGATGACAAATATGCCGTAGCTGCGTCAATTATCAACAGGCTTGCTACCGGAGGGTTTGGTGACAGCATCCCTGACATTGGTCGAGCTGATGGTCAGTACGAGGCTGTTTATAAAGGTAAAGCTTTTTACAGTGATGATTTGACACAAGATCTGGCGTCACCTGAAGGTCAAAGAAAGATTGCACAAATGTTGATGTTGTTGGATGGAAGAACTGATTTTAAAGGCCAAAGCCAGATTGGTAACCGTGACCCCGACAACGATCCTATGGTAGATCCGTTGGGTAACTTCTTTCACTACGCCGGTCAAACCGGCTTGGGTCCGTACACTGGAACCGTTAACCGTAACTACAGGAGGTTCCTGAAATGAACTACGATCCATTAGCTGAAATTACAATGCCAGACCTTAGTGAGTCTTTGGCAAAACCTGAAGAAGCTGAACTCGAAGCTGCACCTATTGATCCTGAAGAAATTGAAGAAGAAGGTGTAGAGTTGGACGTTGAGTCTATCTCTGACAAACTGTCAGAACTGTATCCAGAAGTTGAGGTAGAAGAACCTGAAACAGCACAAGTAACAGAAGCAAAACCTGCTGGTAAAACAGAGCAGGAGTTGCTTGCTGAAGATATGTACATGAAAGACCCTACTTCTAAAAGTGGGTTGAATGAGTCTGAAGGGTTTTTAGGCACTACGTTAGATCTTCTTTCAGCTCCAGGTGCAGGTCTTAACGATTACTTCAACGACGAGTTTAACAAAATTCCTGGAGTTAATCTACGTAGAGCACCTAAATATGAAAACGAAGTTTCTCAAAGTGTACGTGAACTAAGCTCGTTTATCCTTCCGTTCCTGTTTATGCGTAGAGCAGGTAAACAAGCTGCAGGCACTCTTGCCACATCAAAACCTGCTACATCTATATCTAGTCGGTTTCCTGCGACCTCACGTGCTGGTAAGTGGATGGCAGAACTAGGTATTGACACAAGTGTTGGTGCCTATGTTGACTCTACTAACAAACTAAACTCTGTTGATGACAACCTCAGTGGTTGGCTTAAGAAGTCTTGGCCTTCTACTTATCGTTGGATTCCTAGCGACTGGGCTACCCTTGATGGTGAATCACCTGATGTATGGTCTGAAAAGAACCGTAACGAAGGAGTCATGCTAGGCTTTACCTCTAGTTTCTTAGAAGCAGGTGTTAAGCTTTTCCGTGCACTTCGTGGTACACGTAGCCTAACTGACTACGTATTTAAGGATGAGTCTGCAGCTAAAGCGTTTGCAAGAGCTGAAGAAGCTGATCCTAAAGCGTTCATGGATAACATGGAAGCTGCTGCTGCTAGAACAGAAGAAGCTTTAGATGAAATCGGTGAACTTGCATTAACTAAGAACCCTGCTCCAGAAGAGGCCACAAAGGGCGTACACGACGTTTTCCATCCTGATGAGGTGGGTACACGTACCGCAGATGACATGGGTGTTGTAGGGGCTGGTGTAGACGCCGTACGTATTAAAAACAATCAAGGTACTGTACAAGGCAGACTACGCAGTCTTGTGTCTGAAGCTGCACTTAAATATGGACTAGAAGCAGGTCAACTGCCTAAGCGGTCTATTGTTAACGCAGTTAAAGAACAGATCCGTAAAGCTGGATCTTATGATGCTTTCCTACCTGACGGAGCTACGATTGGATTTAAAGAAATTGACGAAGCTGGCACACGTCTAGCTGAGTTACTTTCTGATCCACAAGCTGACCCTGGTTGGCTTAAGCTTATGCTAGGTGAGTTTAAAGAAGAATATACACGGCTTGGTAAAAAGACTGCTGTCTTAACTGACGAAGGTGTTAACGCTGGCATGAAGGCAATCAAGAAATACCTTGACGACTATGTTAATATGGATGCTGATAAAGCACAGGCATATTTAACAACTTCTTTAGCTGGTCAGGTTTCTGACATTGCTGAGCAAGCACGTCTTATGGATGGTACACTTGCAGTCAAACAAGCTCAAGAGCGGATTTTTGACCGATTAGGTTATCTCCTTATGGAGACTGGTTTAGCTAAGTCCATGCGTGGTCAAAAGTTAAACTTCCTAAACACGTGGAAGCGTAACCCTAACAGCCCTGAGGCTATTGCAAATGCAGCCCGTGAAGCTGCAAAGACTGCTGACGACTTGGCTGCTGAACAGGCATCAGAGGCGCAACGGTTTGTGCAAACACTCAAGGCTGTTGCAGAAGAACGTCCTGAGTTCTTTGATCCCCTTAGGCTTGCCTATGAGTTTTCTGATGGTGATATTAACACCATGGGTAAACTTAACGAATACATCAAAGAAAGTCTACCTGCTATTCAAAAAGCAGTATACGACAAACGTCCTGACATTCCTAATGTTATTGTTCAGGGTTTGTACTCTAACTACTACAACTCTATCCTTACCTCAGCTAGCACGCCCATGAAGGCGTTGTTTGGTAACGTTGGTGGTATGATTGCTAAACCAGTTGCTCACCTTGGTGGTGCAATTATTGGTGGTGATATTCGTCAGATTAAACGTGGTTTTGCTGCTTACGCTGGTGTTCTTGATTCCTTTACCAAAGGCACGAAGCACATGGGTAAGATATTTACCATGGCATCTAAGGATCCAAACAGCGTAAGCTATATGGTTCGTGACGACTTGGCAATACGCAATGAAGAGTCTATGGGTCTTCTCCGTTCTTTTGCTGATGCAGCATCTACACGTGGTGAAGATGGTCCCGCTGCTATGCTAGAAATTGCAGAAACTTTAGATGCTTTAGGTAAGAACCCTATCCTTAGATTTGGTGCTAATGCCATGTCAGGGTTTGACGGATTTACCCGTGCTGTTATGGCTAACGGTCGAGCCCGTATGTTGGCTTACGACGACTTTATTGACGAAGGTCTTGAGATGACACCCGAAGCCTTTAAGGCTAAGTCAAAGGAGTATTACGACTCCATGTTTGACAGTAAGGGTTTGATTAAAAACGACTACGTTGATTACGCAACTTCTGAGATTGCACTTAACCTTGACACTCCTCGTGTCCGAGCATTTACCAATCTTATTAAAAAAAACCCTTGGATGAAACCGTTTGTGCTGTTTCCTAAAACCAGTGCTAACGTTGTATCTACCTTTGGTACATACAGTCCAATCACCGCGTTTATGGATGATTACAAGAAGATTGTATTCAACACACCGATGGAAGGGTTTACCGCAGACGAGCTAGACAAATTAATGACTCCTCGTGGACTTAAACCTACACAAGCTGAGTTTGACGGTCTTCGTGCAGAGTTGCGTGGTAAAAAAGCTATCGGTACCGCTGCTATTATGACTGCCTTTGGTATGTTTCTGCAAGGCAGACTTCGTGGTAACGGTCACTTCGATCCAGGTCGTCAAAGCGTTAGAGCAGAAGCTGGTGGATACCAAAAGAAAACATTCATGGATGATGATGGTAACTGGCATAGTTACGACTGGCTTGGTCCAGTCGGTGACTGGATGGCATTTACTGTTGACGTTATGGATAACTTTACTAGTGTCTCTGAACCAGATCAGTTCCTTGAAAAAGCCAGTTTTGTGCTAGCTGCTTCTTTAACTAGCCGTGATATGTTTGCTGGCCTTGAGCCTATGTTTGATGTACTCCGTGGTGACGGTGGTGCTCGAACTCGTTGGGCTGCTAATTTTATTAGTCCTATGGCACCACTTCACGGTGTACGTAGAGACCTAGGTAAGGTTATTGCTCCCGGAATGAGGGTAGTGGAAAATGAACTCTTTAATCACGTTCGTAATAAAAACGGTGTAGCAGATATTGTTGATCCTGAAGGTGCATTACCACAACTTAAAGACTGGCTTTACGGTGACAAAGTTGGCTATGCAGAAAACCCTTGGCTTCGTGCTTGGAACGCTTCGATGCCTATGAAGATCTTTGAAGGTAAAGACCGTCCTGAAGCTGATTTCCTTATGAAGATTGAGTACGACGCCCGTCCCGTGTTTAACGTGGCAGAAAACGGTGTTAAGTACACGGCTGAAGAAAAAGCTAAGTTGTTTGAAATTATGGGTGAAGACGGTTACTTTAGAAAGGAAATCGCTCGCTACATGAAGATCTATGATGCTAATGAGTGGGTCGATACTATCCACGGTCTTCGACTAAAATATGGTGCCGACATCGACGAAAAGATATTTGATAACCTTTATATCAACATTGACGCGGCTGCACGTCAGGCTAAAACACTTGCAGAACTTCGGTTACCGCAAGAAATGCAGGACGATCTACAACAACGTATCTACCAAGCTGGTAGGAACACAGTAGACCAACGTATGGGTCAAGCACCCAGGTTTGATGTACAAACTATGACTAACAAATAATTCACCCATAACCTTTGACATCTTAAATGTGTAATGGCTACAACTGAAGTATTTTACAACGGTGACGGAACTGACGTCACCTTTACAATTCCATTTGAATATCTAGAGGAATCCGACGTCAAAGTTTCTGTCGGCGGAGTCCTAAAAACTCAAAACACTGATTACACGTTTTCAACTATTACTGAAATTACGTTTGGTACTGCTCCGGCATCTGGTACTAATAACGTAAGGGTTTTCAGGGATACGGATATTGATAGCGGAGTTCGCAATGAATTTTTTGCTGGCTCTGCCATTCGTGCTCAAGACCTAAACGATGATTTCTTGCAGGTTTTGTTTTCAGCACAAGAGCTTGAAGATCAGTTTGTAACTAAAACTAGCGGTGAATTCGACACTAATGTCGATATGAACAGTAATAGGATTACCGAACTGGGTAATCCTGTTAACGCACAAGATGCTGTTACTAAGCAGTACCTAGAAGACAACTACTTTGACGATGGTACTGAAACAATTGTAGCTGCTGAGACTTGGCCTGACAACGATACCACGATTGCTACGACTGCATCTATTGATAACCGTATTGATTCTAAAATTGATACTGCTGTCGAAAGTGACGTACTTATTGACGGAACTGGTCTTACTAAATCTGCTACCGGTGGTCAAGTAACTCTTGGTATTGGTGCAGGTACTGTTGATCTTGATAGGATCAAAGCTACTGACATCATCGTTTCTAGTGAGTCTAACCCTAATAATGACACGACCATTGCCACTACGGCAAAGATCGATGACATGATTGATGCTGCTATTACCGGCGATATTGCTGTTAATAGCACTGGTTTGACCGTTGTTAATGATGGTGACGGTACTATTACTCTTGGTATTGGTACTGGTGCTGTTGATCTTGATCGCATTAACCCGGCTGACATTATCACATTGTCAGAACAAGATGCTGGTCCTACCACAGATGATGACAGCATCTTTACCTCTAGTGCTGCTGCTAAACGTTTTGACACTTTTGTACAGACAGGTACACCTTCTGGTGCTTATCAGGTCGGTAAAACTTGGCTGCAGAACGATGATGACCAAACCCTTAAAATTTGGAATGGTACAACCTGGTTAGACGTTGCGTCTGGCGGTTCTTTCCGTACCCAAGATAAGGTCATTTACGTTGATAAAACTGGTGGTGATGACGCTAAAACTGGTCACCGCATTAGTGGTCCTAAGCTGACTATTAAACAAGCTATCAACGATATTAACGCAGATGTTGATACGTCTATTAAAACTGCAGGTTCTGGCTATGCTAATGCTACCTACAACAACGTTCCATTAACTGGTGGTACAACTGGTTCAGGTTTGACTGCAACAATTACAGTGTCTAGCGGTTCTGTTACTTCTGTAACTAACGTTGCAAACTCTACGCTGCAAGAATACCAAATCGGTGACATCTTATCTGCTGCTGACTCTAACCTTGGTGGTGGTGGTGGTTCTGGCTTTGAGCTAGAAGTAACTGGTGGTGGTGACGGCATGACCGTGATTGTGGCTGCTGGTACTTACCAAGAAATTGCACCTATCCAGATTAAACGTCGTAACGTATCTATTATTGGTATGGCGTTGCGTAGCTGTATCGTGCACCCTACACCTGCAACTGAAAAACCTTCATCTGCTGGCAACTCTGCATTGTTTGAGGTGAATAGTGGTTCGTTTATTCAGAACCTAACGTTGACTGGTATGCAAGCTAGCAACTCCGGTAACAACAGTATTGACTCTGATTTACCTGATAAGCAAAGCTGGAACTTTGCGTTCTACGACGACGCATTTATTACCAAATCTCCGTACGTTCAGAATTGCACTAACTTCTCTGACAGTCAAATTGACAACAGCGATCTACGGTCTCACCGTCCTCGTGGTGGCTCTGCTGGTGACCTTACCAACGCACCAACTGGTGGTGGTATGTTGATCGATGGTTCTGTACCTAAAACCACAAGTCCTTTGCGGTCGATAGTTGCAGATAGTTATACCCATGTTGGTCTAAACGGTCCTGGCATCCTTGTTACTAACAACGGCTATGCACAATGCACGTCTAGCTATGCCTTCTTTAACAAGTATCACATCAAAGCACTAAATGGTGGTCAAGCCAACTTAGCTGCGTCTACCACTGACTTTGGTGAAAAGGCATTAGTTGCTGATGGTAAGTCTACTGCTGCAATTTTTAGTGGACAAGTTAAAGTTGCCGCTGCTAGCGGTGCTATTACGTTTGACGTTGATAACATCTCTGCAGGTACTAATTGGTTCGGTGATGACACCAAACCGGCTAGCAACATGCTAGTTACTGTTAACAGCGTTACTTATCCTATCTTGTCGTCTACTGTTATTACTGGCGGTCACAGGGTAAGTATTAGTCGTCCTAACCCATCTCAGCGTAGTCAAAACCTTGGTCTCAACGGTGCTATAGCTGAAGATGCTGCTGTGCAATTTTTCCTTCGTTCTCAGATTGCTTCTAGCGGTCACACGATGGAGTACGTTGGTAGTGGTATGGATTATGATGCATTGCCTGAAAACGGTGGTGTACCAGATGAAACTAAACAAATTACTGAACTTAACAACGGTAAGATCTGGACTGCAATCACTGATCACAACGGTAAGTTTAAGATTGGTGGTAACCAAACTGATGACCCAATCTTTGAGGTAGACCAACAACTTGGTTTTATTACCATTCCTACTGGCTCTATTGCATTTGACTTGCTGTCGGATACTACGCCGCAACTTGGCGGTAACTTAGATGTTAACGGTAATACAATTACTGGTTTACCTACAAGTCCTAGTGCTACTACAGAGGCTACATCTAAAGCTTATGTAGATGCTGGTGATGCAACGAATGCTGGTAACATTACAACTAACGCAACTAATATTGCAACCAATGTAACTAACATTGCTGCACGTCTGCCACTGGCTGGCGGTACAATGACTGGTAATATTGTCTTCAATAGTGGTCAAACTATTGCTGGATATACACCACGTACATCTGCAACTGGTTCTTCTACTCTTTCTGTTGGTACTACTGCACAACGTGATGGTAGTCCTGCAGCAGGTATGATCCGATATAACTCGACCCTTGGTCAGTTTGAAGGTTATGGATCAGCGTGGGGAGCTATTGGTGGTGGCGGTGGTGCGACAGGTGGCGGTAGTGATACGTGGGCTGTCGAACATGACAACACGATCACACAATCGTACACAATTAGCACTGGTAAAAATGTTGTTAGTGCTGGACCGTTGACGGTCAATAGCGGTGCAACTGTTACCGTACCTTCTGGATCTAACTGGGTAATTGTTTAACTATGACTATTAAAATTAACGGTACTAATACAACCGCACAACCAAGTATTACAGGAACAGACACTGATACAGGTCTGGTCTATGGAACAGATGAAGTCAAGGTCGTTACTAATGCAACGGATCGGGTAACGGTAAATAACACGGGGATGGGGATTGGAACGTCGTCGCCTGCTCAAAAATTACACGTTTCAGGCAAAATCCAGTTCGGAGAGAATAGCACCTATCACGGGTTAATTGAACATGATGAAGGTACTACCGGCGCAAATATCTACACTTCGCAAGATACTGGTGGTCATATTTTTAAAGAACAAAGTACCGTGCGGATGGTTATCGACGGCTCGGGAAGGCTGTTGGTGGGGACGACAACTGAAGGTTTAGCAGGTTCTGCTGATAAATTAACCCTTGCAAATAGTGGCGATACTGGCATAACAATTAGAAGCGGCAGTTCAAATTATGGCAATATCATG